GGTATCAGTAAATTTTGGGTACAAAAAAAGGGAGCCTCTCGGCTCCCTCTTCGTCTTACTTGCCAGCGAGTATCTTGATCGCTGCGTTGATGTGCTTGTTGAAGGTCACTACATCGAAGTTCGGTGTTTCTAACTTCTCGGCCTTCTTAGATGCCGCGGTCAGCGCTTCGAGGATTTTGGTCTCCGGTGCTACCGGCGTTGTCGCGCCCTTGCTTCCCTCGCGTTTTAGGCGTCTTTCCATCGCGTTGCGGATGTCGCCCATATCGGCGCCCTTGCGTTGCAGCCAGTATATACGCTCGGCATGGTCTGCCTCGGGCACCTCCTTCTTAGGTAGCGCGCAGAGTTTTTGCGCATGGGCAGGGAATCCCTTCACGATGTTGGCGATGCAGCTATCGTAGAAGGTGCGATCCTCGCCCTTGGCAGGTGCTCGGTAGGCCAGTAGATCCGTGTGGCCGTCCGCTACCAGTAGATCGCAAACCGCTGTTAGCTTGCCGTGCGCGCCGGTCTTGCCCTTCGTGTAGTCTTGGATTTCCGCGCCAATAGTCTTTGAAATTGCTTTAGCTAATGTAGCCATTTTGTAGCTCCTATTAAGGTTTGTCTCCCACGGGAACCCCCCGTTTCGTTGACGGTTTCTAAGTTAGCAAAACAAGTTTACCTAGTCAAGTGGCGCCGTAAGTCTTTGATTCGCTTAGTGTTTTTTGTTATGGAATTCCATAACAACGGGGATTCTGTGCAGGTTTACGCGCGATGCGTTGGGGCACCGCCTTTTCTGTGGGTGCTGCCTGCCTTGCCCCCTACCCCCTCCCCACCCCCCACTTTGTGCACGCTGGTACCATGCCGCGTATGTAATACTATTTTACTCAAATGATTTGGTATCTGGGTAAAAACCAAGCAAAACTACCCATGTAACCAAACTTAACGTACCGGGCACCTAAGTATCAGCCCACAACAAGTTGCCCTACCCCACCCCCTCTTTTCTACTATGCCGCTACTGCGCACCCCACCCCCTCTATATATGGAACACCCCCCGTCATGGGACCCAAACCCTTGTTGTATTAAAATTTTTTGTGTCCTATACTCCGCTCAACGGCGTAACTGCTTGCATTTAAAAGGTAATACATAGATGGCTATGGCCCTCGACCCTGAGTTCGGTATGGAAATACCAGACGATGTGCCCTACATGGACCTAAAGGCTCGTGTAGAAGCTGCATGCAATACGATAAACGAGTTAGAGCATCACGGCTTAGAGTTCGATGATGTACCTGACGACGTGGATAACGATATTGCCGCTACGCTGGCTACTTCCTACGCAGAAAACGTGGAGAAGACCTCCCAAGCAGTAAGCGACACTCGATTTAACAGCCTGACCCCCGCCGTAATCATCCAGACCAACGACATCCTGAAAGAGTTCGGGCACTTAGTCGCTACCCACTCCGCTGAAATTAGAAACACGGTTGTTAACAAGCTGATTCTGGAGACAGAGAACGCCGACGCCCGCATACGCATCCGTGCTTTGGAGCTTTTGGGTAAGATGACCGACGTTGGGCTGTTTACAGAGCGCAAAGAAATTACGGTAACTCACCAAAACGCCGCAGAACTGCGCGAAAAGCTACGTGAGAAGCTAGAAGTCCTGAAAATGAACGCCGACGGCGTGTACGAAGTGGACGGGGAGCAGGGCGACGATGCCTAGAACCCTCGAAGAGCTAGCAAACACGACCATAGCTCCTATCCCGACTGCGCCTGCGCAGTTTACTGCCGCTGAACTTGACCTGCTCCTACAAAACCTGAACTCCTACACCCCCGAAGAGCAGGAAGAGATACTAAAGATAGTAGAAGAGCTAGAGGCTAGGCAGCGCGCCGAGGCGGCATACAACGATTTGATAGAATTCTGCAAACAGATGCAGGCTGACTATAAGGTAGGCAAACACCACCGCATCCTAGCTGACATGCTTATGGATATTGAGCGGGGTAAAGAGTATTCCGACGACGGAGAGGACCTGCCCGACACAGGCAAAGACCGTATTTGTGTAAACATGCCGCCTCGTCACGGCAAAAGTCAGCTTATCTCTATTTATTTTCCGGCGTGGTTCTTGGGGCGTAACCCAGATAAGAAGGTGCTGATGGTGTCCCACACTACAGACCTCGCGGTGGACTTTGGACGGAAGGTGCGTAACCTGATCTCCACTCCTGAGTACCAAGCCATATTCCCCCATGTGCAGCTAGCGTCGGACTCGAAATCAGCGGGGCGGTGGAACACAAGTGCTGGCGGAGAGTATTTCGCTTGTGGTGTTGGCTCGGCGCTCGCCGGCCGTGGTGCCCACCTGCTATTAGTAGATGACCCGCATAACGAGCAAGACATCATCAGCGGTAACTTGGATGTTTTCGACAAAGCCTACGAGTGGTTTACGTTCGGTGCTCGTACGCGTCTCATGCCCGGCGGGCGGATCGCTATCGTACAGACTAGATGGCACTTAGACGATTTGACCGGCAGGGTAGTACGGGACATGGCCCAGAATGATCTGGCCGATAAGTACGAAGTTATTGAGTTCCCAGCGGTTTTGGAGGTTGAGCGGAAAGTAGGTAGTGGTAAGAACGCAAAGACCCTAACTACAGAAAAGCCCCTGTGGCCTGAGTTCTTTAACCTAGATGCCCTGTACCGCACAAAAGCGTCGATGCCGGTGTTCCAGTGGAATGCCCAGTATCAGCAGAAGCCTACGGCAGAAGAAGCTGCGCTAGTTAAGCGCGAGTGGTGGCAGGAGTGGCCGCACGACGACCCGCCCGCATGTGAGTATTTGATAATGACGCTCGACGCCGCAGCCGAGAAGAACAACCGAGCTGACTACACGGCGCTGACCACGTGGGGTGTTTTCTTTAACGAGGAAGAGAACTGCTACTGCATCATCCTGCTTAACTCCATCAAGAAGCGGCTAGAATTTCCAGAGCTAAAAGAGCTGGCAATGGAGCAGTACGAGGAGTGGGAGCCGGACGCGTTTATTGTGGAGAAGAAAAGTAGTGGTACGCCGCTATATCAAGAAATGCGTCGATCGGGGCTGATGATCCAAGAATACACACCACACAGGGGTTCGGGCGATAAAACTGCGCGTTTGAACTCGGTTGCTGATATAGTACGATCTGGACTTGTGTATGTACCCCAAACACGTTGGGCGGAAGAGCTAGTAGAAGAAGTAGCTGGATTTCCGTTCATGTCGCACGATGACTTGGTGGATACTACCATAATGGCATTGATGCGTTTTCGTCAAGGCGGATTTATATCCCTACCAACTGACGAAGCGGAAAGTGAGTCTTTATATAGACGACGAGGCGGATATTACTAATGGCTATTGAAAAAGGATTGTACGGGATGCCCGAGGGCATGGAAAACGAAATGGGCGAACCCGACGCCATGATTGAGATGGCTATCGCCACCGAAGAAGACCTGCCCGTGATGGTAGAGCTTGATGACGGCAGCGTTGAGATTAGCTTTGGTGAAGAGATCGAAGAGATCGACATGGCGCCTTTTGATGCGAACCTTGCTGACTATCTTAGTGACCAGCAGCTACAGTCTATTTCCAGTGATCTTTGCGAGGCTATCGAAGGTGACATGGCTGCACGCCGTGACTGGGCTGATAGTTATGTGCGAGGTCTTGATGTACTGGGCTTTAAATACGAAGAGCGTGTAGAGCCTTGGGAAAACGCCTGTGGCGTATACAGCAACATTTTGGCGGAAGCCGCTATCCGGTTCCAAGCCGAGGCCATGAGTGAGACGTTTCCTGCTGCCGGGCCTGTAAAGACTAAGATTCTTGGCGAGCCGACTAAGGATAAAGAAGACGCAGCCATGCGTGTCAAGACGGATATGAATTACGAATTGACCGAGGTTATGGTAGAATACCGCCCCGAGCATGAGAGGCTACTGTACAGCCTTGGCTTGGCAGGTTCTGCGTTTAAGAAGGTGTACTTTGACCCGAACTTAGGGCGTCAGGTAGCACTGTATATCCCCGCTGAAGATGTGATTGTCCCCTACGGCGCTTCAAATATTGAATCTGCCGAGCGTGTTACACACGTAATGCGCAAGACAAAAAACGAGCTGATTAAACTGCAAGCTGGCGGCTTCTATCGTGAGGTTGAGCTGGGCGATCCGGTGTCGTTTTTCTCCGATATTGAGGAAGCTAAGGCGGAGCAATCTGGAGTT